GTTCGAGACGACCTATGGCACGCCGCCCGGCAGCGGCTATACGAGGATGCCCTTTGCCAGCGCCACGCTCGGGGCGGAACAGCCGCTCCTGAACTCGGAGCTTCTGGGCTACGGCCGCGATCCGCTGGCGCCGGTCAAGGACGCGGTGACCGCCGATGGCGATGTGGTCGTGCCGATCGATGCCGAGGCTTTCGGCTTCTGGCTGAAGGCCGCCTTTGGCAACCCCACCACAACCGGAACGGCGCCTGGGCCCTTTACTCATACCTTCCAGTCCGGGTCCTGGACGCTGCCGTCGATCGCAATCGAGACCGGCATGCCGGAGGTGCCGCGCTACGCCATGTATTCCGGCTGTGTGCTCGACCAGTTGAGCTGGCAGATGCAGCGCTCGGGGCTGCTGACGGCAACCGCGCGGCTAGTGGCGCAGGGCGAGACGGTCAATACCACCTCGCAGGCCGGCACGCCCGCCGAACTGGAGCTCCTCCGCTTCGGGCACTTCAACGGCGCCATCAAGCGCAATGGCACGGCGCTCGGTAATGTCATCTCGACCGAGATCACCTATGCCAACAATCTCGACCGCATCGAAACCATCCGCGCCGACGGCATGATCGACGGCGCCGATCCGTCGATTGCCGCGCTCACCGGTCGGACCGAGGTGCGCTTTGCCGACAGTACGCTGGTGACGCAGGCGATCAACGGCACGCCCTGCGAGCTGGAGTTCTCCTGGACGCTCGTCTCCGGCGAGAGCCTGACCTTCACCGCCCATGCCGTCTACCTGCCGCGGCCGCGCATCGAGATTTCCGGACCGCAGGGCGTGCAGGCCTCGTTCGACTGGCAGGCCGCGCGCGATGCCACGCTCGGACGCATGTGCACCGCCGTTCTCGTCAATGATGTGGAGACCTACTGATCATGATCCGCCTCGACCTATCCACAAAACCACGCTGGCTCGATCTGGGATCCGGACTGCGCCTGCACGTCCTGCCGGTTACCACGGCTATCATGGTCGCCGCCCGTAACGATCCGCTTGTCGAGGCTCTGCCGGAGGACGCCAGCCAGGAGCAGATGGCGCTGGTCATGGCCAAGGCTGTCGCCCGGCGCGTGGTGACGGATTGGGAGGGTGTCGGTGATGCCGACGGCAAGCCGGTGGCGGTCACTCCTGATGGTATCGACGCGTTGCTCGACATCTGGCCGGTGTTCGAGGCGTTCCAGACCCGCTGCCTTGCGCCGCATCTGATGCTGGAAGCGGAAAAAAACGTCTCATCGCCCTTGCCGAGTGGCACTTCGGCGGGGGCGAAAGCTACTGCGCGGCCTGCCAGGGCGCGTGCCCGGACTGCCCGGTGCGGCTGAACCATCCGGAAACTCCGGAAGGTTGGCAGGTCTGGGACCTTGTTCTGCGCCTGACCGGACAATTGCGCGTCGCCGGCAGCATGGGCGCCACGGTCATCATCGGCTGGGACATGACGGCGGCTCTCGCTATGGCGCAAGCGCTTGGCACTGAGCCGCTCATGGTCGCCGAGTGCCTGCCCGCAATCGAAGCGGTGATGGTGCGCAAGCTCAACGAACAGATGGCGGCCGAACGCGGCTGATCCGACGAGGTTGACTTCCATCATGGCAGAAAAGCGCGTCTCGGTCCGGCTCGTTGCCGAGGGCGGCCGGCTGGTCAGGTCCGAGTTTCAGGGCGTCGGCGAGGCTGGCGAAGCCAGCTTCAAGCGCATCGAGAAACAGGCCGACATCACCGGCAATGTCGTGCGCCGCGTCATGGGTGTGCTGGGTGCGGCGATCAGCGTCCAGCAACTCGTCACCTATACCAACACCTGGACCGATCTGCGCTCGCGGGTCGATCTGGCCACCGGCAGTCAGGAAAAGGGCGCGGCCGTCATGGAGCGGCTCGCTGCGATGGCCAGGCGTACCTATTCCGGCATTGAGCAGACCACCGAGTCCTGGCTGGCCAACGCCACGGCGCTCAGGGAGCTGGGGCTCTCGACGAAGGAGAGTCTCGAATTCACCGAGGCGCTCAACAACGCCATGGTGGTGTCGGGCGCCAAGGGCGAACGCGCGGCTTCGGTACAGAATGCGCTGTCGAAGGCGATGGCGCTCGGCAAGCTGTCCGGCGACAATCTCAACACGGTGATCGCCAGCGGCGGACGGGTTGCCGAGCTGCTGGCGGCGGAACTGGGCGTCAATGTCAACCAGCTGCGCAGTCTCGGTGCGGAAGGCACGATCACCGGCGACGTGATCCGTCGCGCATTGGTCGGCAATCTCGAGCGTCTGCGCGAGGAAGCCGACTCGATGCCGGCCACCATCGGCGATGCCTTCACGCTGCTCTCCAACGCCGCCCTGCAACTGGTCGGCTCCTGGGACACGATGGCGGGCGCATCGTCCATGGTGGCGGGTGCGATCATCCTGCTGGCCGACAATCTCGAACACCTTGCCGCCATCGGTGTCGCCTTTGCCGGCTTCATGGCCGGACGCTGGGTTGCGGCGTTCATTGCCGCCCGCATTGCCACCTTCAGCCTGTCGGGAGCGCTGGCGCTGCTGCGTGGCGCCATCATCCGCACCGGCATCGGCGCGCTGATCGTCGCTGCTGGTGAGCTCATCTACTGGTTCGGTCAGCTGGTGAAGGGTGCCGGTGGCTTCGGGCGTGCGCTCGAGCTGATGGGCAATCTGGCCAGCGCCGTCTGGGACGGCATCAAGACGGTTGCTTCCTCCTTCGTCGACGATTTCCGTTCGATCAAGGCCAGCGTCGAGCAGCTCTGGCTCAAGCTGATGGCGTTCCTCTCGAACAAATGGGCCGATTTCCTCGCCACCATCGGTCCGACCTTCAACAATGTCGCCGAGACGCTCGGCACGGATGCCCGGATCGACTGGTTCGGGGCGCAGTCCTACGCCTCGATGCTCGATCACGCTGTCAGCAATGCCGGCGTCATGGCAGACCGCTACCGCCAGCGCGCACAGGACACGCGCGCCCATGCCTTCGATGCCGTCGGACCTGCCGCGCAAGCGCTGGGTGACGCCATCAGGGGCGCGGACAGCGCCGCATCGCTCGACGATGCCGCCGCAGCAGCCGGCCGCGTGACCGCCGCACTCGACAGTTCGGCTGCGGCCGCGAAGAAGGCCGGCAAGGCCAACAAGGATGCATCCGATGAAACGGTCACCGGCTGGGATGCGGTGGTCAAGAGCCTGACCGATTATGCTGCAAAGGCCCGCGACATCGGTGCCGATGTCGGCAATGCACTGGTCAATGCGTTTCAGGGGGCGGAGAACGCCATTGGCGAGTTCGTCAAGACCGGCAAGCTGAAGTTCGGCGATCTGGTCACTTCTCTCATTGCCGATCTCGCCAAGCTGGCCGCCCGGCGCTTCATCCTCGGGCCGATTGCCAACGCGCTCTCCGGTGTCCTCGGCAGTGCGGGAGGCCTCTTCGCCAATATCCTGCATGCCGGTGGCGTGGTTGGTTCACCCGGTCCCGGCCGCATGGTGCCGGCCATGGCCTTTGCCGCGGCACCGCGCATGCATACGGGTGGCTGGGCCGGCCTGCGTCCCGACGAAGTGCCGGCCATCCTGCAGCGTGGTGAGCGGGTGCTCTCCCGTCGCGAAACCGCCGCTGCGGCGCGCGGTGCAGTCGCTCCAGCCGTCAACGTCACCATCATGACCCGCGATGCCGAGAGCTTCCGGCAATCGCGCACACAGGTTGCCGCCGACATTGTCCGCGCGGTCTCGCTCGGCCGGCGCGGTCTCTGAGGTTTTGTCCGACATGGCTTTTCATGAGGTCCGGTTTCCGGACGATATCTCGCGCGGTGCACGCGGCGGGCCGGAACGGCGCACGCAGATCGTCGAGCTGGCCTCGGGCGACGAGGAGCGCAATGCCAGCTGGGCCAACTCGCGTCGCCGGTACGATGTCGCCTATGGCATTCGCCGCGCCGACGATCTGGCGGCAGTCGTCGCCTTCTTCGAGGCGCGCAACGGGCGGCTCCACGGGTTCCGCTTCAAGGACTGGGCAGACTACAAATCCTGCCTGCCATCGTCAGCACCCGCTGCCACCGATCAGCTGATCGGTACTGGCGACGGCAGCACCAAGGTGTTCCAGCTGGTCAAGCGCTACAGCTCGGGCAGCCAGAGTTGGACGCGCACCATCACCAAGCCGGTCACCGGCAGCGTCAGGATCGCACTCGCCGGCACCCCAAAACCCTCCGGCTGGTCGGTCGATGCCGCAACCGGGCTCGTCACCTTCAGCACGGTGCCTGCTGCGGGCGTCGCCGTCACCGCCGGCTTCGAGTTCGACGTGCCGGTCCGCTTCGACACCGACCTGCTCGATATCACCCTCGATCTCGAGCGGCTCGGCTCGATCACCTCCATTCCCCTTGTGGAGATCCGAAGATGAACGATGAACCCGACTTCATCGCTGGTGTGCTGCGCGACCTTGGCGTCTCGACGGCGGTGATCCTTGCCGCCTGGGGCGCGCTCGGCGGCGCCACGAATGCGCTCACAACAAGGATGCGGCTGCGCGATGCCCTGCGCCACATCCTGCTCGGCGGCATCATTGCCGCCGGCATGGGCAGTTTTTCCATGGCGCTGGTCACCAGATGGCTCGGACTGCCGACAGAAGCGATCCCGGCCGGCGGTGCTGCGGGGTCCGCCGCCTATCTCGTCGGCGTCTTCGGTCCTGCCTTCATCGAGGTCGCGCTCGCCCGGCTGCGCGGTTCGAAGGGAGGCGATCACGATGCGTGAGCTCCTGCGCCTTGCCCGCCAGCTGCGTTGCGACAGCCCAGATCCGCGCGAGACCTTCGTCCATCGCCTGCGCATCGGAACCGTGGTCGCGCTTCTCATCCTGATCGTCTTTCTCCTGAGGTAATTCCATGAACGGGAATTTCAGAAGCTGCCTGGCGGTGACGCTGGGCTACGAGGGCGGCTGGTCGGATCATCCTTCCGATCCCGGCGGCGCCACCATGAAGGGCATCACGCTCGCCACCTATCGCCGCTTCCGGCCGGGCGCGACAAAGTCCCAGTTGCGCAACATTCCGGCAAAGGACGTCGAGGCCATCTACCGCACCGGATACTGGGAACCGGTCGGTGGCGATCGTCTCGCTGCCGGTGTCGACCTCGCTACCTTCGATGCCGGGGTGAACTCCGGCCCGGCGCGGGCCAGAAAATGGCTGATGGCGTCGATCGGCGGCCCCGATCACGAGACGGTGCAAAAACTCTGTGCGAAGCGGCTCGGCTTCATGCGTTCGCTCGCAATCTGGAAAACTTTTGGCCGGGGCTGGTCGCGGCGCGTTGCCGAGATCGAGGCCAAGGGTGTGGCGTGGGCGCTCGCCCAATCGTCTGGTTCCGTTCAGGCTCGTGAGCAGCTGAAGAAGGAAGCGAAAGCTGCCAGTAGCAGATCAAGAAGGCAGACCGTTGGCGCCGGTACGGCCGGCACCGCGACGACAGCCGGTGGCGGCGACGCACTCTTCAATCTGCAGCACGCCGACCAGATCGCCGGCTGGGTGCTGGGCGGGCTGCTGGCAGCCGGGGCGATTGTCACCGCCATCCTCATCGTTCGCGCCATCATCCACCGGCAGCGTGCCTCCGCCTATGCCGCCGAGGCAGAAAGGGTCGCATCATGAGCGCCGTTCTTGCCTCCATCCTGATCGAGGCTGCGACCAAGGTTGGCGCACCGATCGTCAAGCAGTTGCTGGAACAGCATGTCGGCGGCGCGGCTGGCGAGATCGGTGGCATGGTCATCGACACCATTGCCGGCAAGGCCGGTGTACCGCCCGACGATCTGCCTTCGGTTCCAGCCAAGGATCTGGAAGCCGCTGTGGCCGCCACCGAGACGGAAACGCCGCAGCTTGTCGCAACATGGGTCGAACAGCAGCGCGAGGCCAACCGGCTTATGCTGGCCGAGATGGACAAGAGCGAAAGCTGGTGGACATGGGCCTGGCGGCCGGCATGGATGTGGTTCCTCGGCTTCCTTTTCCTGTTCCGGCTGGTGCTGGTGCCGATCACGGATGCCGCACTCGGTTCCGACATCGCGGCGTCCGTGGATCTCTCCACCATGATGACGCTGACCGCCTGGTTCATGGGCCTCTACATGGGCGGCCACACTCTCAAGGACCTGGCCGTCAAATGGACGGCGCGGCCGTGATGGTCGGTGAGCGAGAATGAAGAACCTTTCCCCTGAACTGCAGGCCCATCTCGACGAGGGCACGACGACGCTCGGCTGGTGCTGGCGCATCATCCGTGCCGACGGAATCGTCTTCGGCTTCACCGATCATGACCGGACACTCCAGTTCGACGGCACCACGTTCGAGCCGGAAAGCGGGCTGACGGCATCCGAAGTGCGTTCCGGTTCGGACCTCTCGGTCGATGCGCAGGATGCGCAGGGTGTGCTGTCCTCCGACCGCATCACCGAAACCGACATTCTCGACGGCCGCTGGGACAATGCCGAGGTTGAGGTCTGGCGGGTGAACTGGCAGGATCCGAGCCAACGCGTGCTGCTACGCCGTGGCGCCATCGGCCAGATCCGGCGCGGGCGGCTTGCCTTCATCGCCGAAATGCGCAGCCAGGCGCATGTGCTCGGCCAGACGGTCGGCCGCATGTTCCAGGCGACCTGCGATGCCGAACTTGGCGATACCCGCTGCCGGGTCAATCTCGATGCGCCGGCCTTCAAGGGCGACGGTACCGTGATCGACCTGCTGCGCGACCGCGCCTTCACGGCTTCGGGACTTGGCGGCTTTGCGGCAGGCTGGTTCGGCTTCGGCACGGTGACATGGACCAGCGGCGCCAATGCCGGGCGCCGGACTGAAGTGTTGAGCCATGACGTGACGGACGGCATCGCCATCCTGACGCTGCTCGAAGCCCCGGTGCGGCCGATTGCCGAAACGGACGCCTTCGTCGTCCGTGCCGGCTGCGACAAGCGGCTCGCCACCTGTTCGGCGAAATTCTCCAACGTCGTCCACTTCCGCGGCTTCCCGCACATCCCCGGCCAGGATGCCGTGCTGCGCTATGCGACGCGCGATGGCGGCCATGATGGAGCGGTGCTGTGAAACCGGCCGCTGCCAGAACGGTCATTGCCGCCGCGCGCGCCTGGCTCGGCACGCCCTATCACGACCAGGCGAGCCTCAGGGGTGTCGGCTGCGACTGCCTCGGCCTCGCGCGCGGGGTCTGGCGCGAGGTGGTGGGCGACGAGCCGTTCATCATTCCGCCTTACAGCCGCGATTGGGGCGAGACCGGGTCGCACGAAGTGCTCGCCGAGGGTGCACGCGGCGCCATGATCGAGATCGGGCCGGATGATGCGGTTCCGGGCGCGCTGCTGATCTTTCGCATGGAGCGCCGCGCCATCGCCAAGCATGTCGGCATCCTCACCGAAGCCGGCACCTTCATCCATGCCTATGAGCGGCTCGGGGTGATCGAGGAGAAGCTCACTCCGCCTTGGCGGCGACGCATCGCCTTTGCCTTCCTGTTTCCGCAGCCCGCCCGCACTCCGAAAACGAAAAAGTCCTGATCCATGGCTACCCTTGTTCTCGGTGTTGCCGGCGCCGCCATCGGCGGTTCCATCGGCGGTGCGATCCTCGGTGTCAGCGCCGCGACCATCGGCGGCTTCATCGGCTCGACGGTGGGCTCGGTCGTCGACAGCTGGATCATCTCATCGCTGGCGCCCACCCAACGCATCGAAGGGCCACGGCTCGATACGCTGCGCATCACCTCATCGACCGAAGGAGCCGTCATTCCACGGCTCTATGGCCGCATGCGCATCGGCGGCAACATCATCTGGGCGACCGATTTCCGCGAGGAGACGAGGACCACCACGCAGGGCGGCGGCAAGGGTGGCGGAGGCGGCAAGGTCAGGACCACGGAATATCTCTACTATGCGAGCTTCGCGGTCGCGCTCTGCGAGGGGCCGATCACCGGTATCGGCCGCATCTGGGCCGACGGCAAACCGATGGACCTCTCGGGCGTCACCTGGCGCTGGTATCCGGGCGACGAGGTGCAGACCGCGGATCCCTTCATCGCGGCGAGGATGGGCGCGGTGAACACGCCGGCCTATCGCGGCACGGCCTATGTCGTCTTCGAGGAACTGCCGCTGACGGACTATGGCAACCGCCTGCCGCAGCTCTCCTTCGAGGTGTTTCGACCGCTCGCCGACCCCGATACGGCGGAAGGGATGACGCAGGCCGTCACCATGATCCCGGCCTCGGGCGAGTTTACCTATGCAACGCAAGCCATCCGCAAGGGTGGCAGCGGTGCGCAGGTGCCGGAAAACCTCAACGCGCTTTCCGACACCGCCGACATGGTGGTGGCGCTTGACCGGTTGCAGGCTATGGCGCCGAAGGTCGAGAGCGTCTCGCTGGTGGTGGCCTGGTTCGGCAACGACCTGCGCGCCGGCAACTGCACGATCCGCCCCGGCGTCGAGGTGCCGGCCAAAGTGACCAGCCCGAAGACATGGAGCGTGAACGGCGTTGCCCGCGCCAATGCCCATCTCGTCAGCCGCGATGCGGAGGATCGTCCGGTCTATGGCGGAACGCCAGCGGATTTTGCCGTCGTGCAGGCGATCCAGGAGTTGAAGGCGCGCGGGATGCGGGTGACCTTCTATCCTTTCATCCTGATGGATGTGCCGTCCGGGAATACGCTGCCGAACCCCTATAGCGACAATGCTAGCGCAGCAGGTCAGCCGACTTTCCCGTGGCGTGGCCGCATCACCTGTTCGCCTGCAGCTGGCTATGTCGGGAGCGTCGACAAGACCGCCGCTTCCGCCTCGCAGGTCGCGAGCTTCTTCGGCGCGGCGACGCCCGCGAACTTCGCCGTCTCAGGCGAGGTCGTCAGCTGGACCGGTTCGGCCGGTGACTGGGGCTTCCGGCGCATGGTGCTGCATTACGCCCATCTATGCAAAGCCGCCGGTGGTGTCGACGCCTTCATCATCGGCTCGGAACTGCGGGGGCTCACCACGATCCGTTCTGGCGCGGCAAGCTACCCGACCGTCACCGCGCTGAAGAGCCTCGCCGCCGATGTCCGCTCGATCCTTGGGTCAGGCAAGAAGATCGGTTACGCCGCCGACTGGAGCGAGTATTTCGGGCATCAGCCAGCGGATGGATCCGGCGATGTTTTCTTCCACCTCGATCCGCTCTGGTCGGACGCCAATATCGACTTCATCGGCATCGACAACTATATGCCGCTCTCCGACTGGCGTGACGGCTTCGACCATCTCGACGCACAAGCCGGCTGGCCCGCCATCCACGACCGCGCCTATCTCCAGTCCAACATCGCTGGCGGTGAAGGGTTTGACTGGTTCTACGCCTCCGAAACCGATCGGATGAACCAGGTCCGGACCCCGATCTCCGATGGTGCCGCCAACAAGCCATGGGTGTTCCGCTACAAGGATCTGCGCGCCTGGTGGTCGAACCAGCATTTTGATCGTCCCGGCGGGATCGAAAACGCCACACCGACGGCATGGGTGCCGCAGTCCAAGCCGATCTGGTTCACCGAGCTCGGCTGCCCGGCCATCGACCGCGGCACAAACCAGCCGAACGTCTTCTTCGACCCGAAATCGTCGGAAAGCTTCACGCCATACTTCTCGCGCGGCTGGCGCGACGATGCCATTCAGCGAGCGTATCTGGAAGCGACCTGGCTCTGGTGGGGCGATCCGGCGAACAACCCGATCTCGCCCATCTATGGCGGACGCATGGTGCATGTGCCGGAATGTGCCGCCTGGACCTGGGACGCGCGGCCATACCCATTCTTCCCCGAACTCACCGATGTCTGGACCGACGGCCCGAACTGGCGGCTCGGCCACTGGCTGATCGGCCGCCTCGGCGCCGTATCGCTGGCGGCTCTGGTACGGCATCTCTGCGTGCGCGCCGGTCTGCCGGAGGCCCGCATCGACGTCTCCGGTCTCTGGGGAGCACTCGAGGGCTATGTAATCGGTGCGCTGGAAAGCCCGCGCGCCTCGATCTCCAACCTTGCCCGCCACTTCGGCTTCGATGCCGTCGAGAGCGAGGGCAAGATCCGTTTCGTCATGCGCGGCCGGGCATCTGTCGCCACCGTTTCCGCCGACGTCATGGTCGCGTCCGGCCAGGACGAGGTGCTGGAACTGACCCGTGGTCAGGAGACCGAGCTGCCGCAGGCGCTCAAGTGGCAGCTGGCGCGCGCCGACGAGGACTATGATGCCGCCGTGGTGGAAGCGCGCCGCATCACCGTCGAGGCATCCCGCATCTCCTCCGAAACCTTTCCCTTTGCCGTACCACCGGAAGAGGCAGAACGCCGCTGCCGCCGCGCCCTCATGGAAGCCTGGACCGCGCGCGAGAGCGCCATCTTCCGCCTTTCGCCGTCGCGGTTGGCGCTCGACCCGGCCGATGTGATCCGGCTCGATCACGATGGGCGTGAGATCGGCCTCCGCCTTGTGTCGGTCGCCGATGCCGAAGCCCGCGCCATCGAGGCGATACGTCAGGACCGGCAGGATTACGACCTGCCGCCCGGCGCTGCGCGACCTGCGACGCCGGCGAAGATCGTCGCGTTCGGCGCGCCGGAGGTGGTGATCCTCGACCTGCCACAGCTGACCGAAGGCCACATCCCGCACCATCCGCTAATCGCTGCCCATGCGGTGCCATGGCCAGGCCAGTTGGCTGTGTTCCGCAGTCCCGGCACCGACGGCTTCGAACTGGTCACCGCCTTCAGCACCCGTGCCCGCATCGGCACGCTGGTCAACGATCTCTGGTCGGGACCGGTGTCGCGTTTCGACCATGGTAATGTCATGATTGTCGATCTCGTCTCCGGCACGCTGGAAAGCGTCACCGATCTGGCGCTGTTCGGCGGCGCCAATGCACTCGCCGTCGAGAGCGCACCAGGCATCTGGGAAATCGTGCAGGCGGGTGCGGCCGAGTTGCTAGCGCCCGGCCGGTATCGTCTG